AGGCACCCGGCGGCGCGGCCGCGGAAAAGGCAAACCCTACCCCAAGCGCCTCGGCCGCCACGAGCACAGGATTGTGGCGGAGGAGGCTATTGGCAGGCCATTGCAACCCGGAGAAGTTGTTCATCATATCGACGGCAACAAGAAGAATAATGATCCCAGCAACCTGGCGGTTCTCCCCTCTCAAAAGGAACATGCAAGGCTCCACATGGAGTTCAAAAGAAGGAAGGTGACTCTATGAATGTCTCCTACGGAAAAGGCGCAGCCCTCCTGATGGAGATGGGTTAGCACAGGAAAGACACTCACCGCCATTGCAATTATCGGACAGCTCTATATGGAGGGCCGTGTCCAACGCGCGCTGGTGGTGTCCCCGCTGTCCATCATGGGCGTGTGGGAGGAAGAGCTGGTGAAGTTCGCCGCTTATCCCTACGCCGTGACCACGCTGCGCGGAACGATGCAGAAGAAGAAAGAGCAGCTGGCCAGCCTGCCCGCCGCGCCGCTGAACATCGTCATCACGAACTACGAAAGCATGTGGCGGCTGGAAGATGAGATGCAGGATTTCCACGCCGGCCTGATCATCGCGGATGAAGGCCATCGTCTGAAGGACGGCACATCCCGTCAGAGCAAGGCCATGCACCGTCTGGCCGATCGGGCGGACTATCGTCTTTTGCTGACGGGAACGGCGATCACCAACAAAGAGCTTGACATCTACAGTGAATACCGTTTTGCCGCGCCGCAGGTCTTTGGCAAGTCCTTCTACGCATTCCGGGGCCGATATTTCTATATGGGTGGTTACGGCGGATACGTTCCCGTTTTCCGAAAAGAAATGACAGACGATTTCCTGGAAAAACTGCACTCCATCGCCTTCCGCGTTCGGAAGGACGAATGCCTGGACCTGCCGCCTATCACAGAAGAAGTGCGCTCCATTGACCTGGAGCCGAAGGCCATGAAACTGTATCGCCAGATCGAGGAAGACAGCTACGCTGAGCTCAGGGACTCCGAGGTGACCGTGTTCAATGTACTGACGCAGATCCTGCGGCTTTCCCAGATCACGGGAGGGCACCTGACGGACGATGACAAAAGCGGCCATGTGGTGTCGACAGCCAAGCTGGACGCGCTGGAGGATATCATCGATACCATGCGGGAAGAAGGCAAAAAGCTGGTGGTCATGGCCAGGTTCACCGCGGAGCTCGATGACATAGAAAACCTGCTGCGCAAAAAGAATATCGGCTACGCCGTTGTGCGCGGCGGTGTGAAGGATCGCGCCGAGGAGGTGCGCCGTTTTCAGCAGGACGATGACTGCCGTGTGTTTGTGGGACAGATCCAGGCCGCCGGTATGGGGCTGACGCTGACCGCCGCCAGTACAATGGTCTTCTATTCTCTCGATTACAACATGGCGAATTTCGATCAGGCGAAAGCGCGCATCCATCGCGTATCACAGAAAGAAAACTGCCATTACATTTATCTCTGCTGCCGCGGGACCATTGACACAAAAGTGCTGAAAGCGCTGCGCGGGAAGATTGATCTGGCCAAGGCGCTGGTGGACGATTATCGCCATGGCGGGAACCCGTTCAGGGCGTGATGGCTCAGGGGGGGTTGTTTTTTATCCCTTGTCAGTGGAAAGGAGGTAAAACGCCCCATGAACACGACCCTGTTTGAACTGGCGGATCAGCTGAAGGCGGCAAAGGATCGCAAGAAACAGCTGGACGCCGATACCAAGGCCAACAACGCACAGATCGAAGAACTGGACAGGCGGCTGGCGGAGGCGATGGCGGAACAGGAGCTGGATCGGTTCTCCCGGAACGGTTCACTCTTCTACCTCAGCAGCCGTCTCTTCACCTCGCCCAAGGCCGGCATGAAGGATGATCTGATCGCCGCCCTGCGCGGAAATGGCTACGGCGGGCTGGTCACCGAAACCGTCAACGCCGGAACCCTGGCTTCATTTGCCAAGGAACGCATGGCGGAGTCTGAGACCGGCGAGCTGCCTGAATGGCTGGACGCCGTCGTTTCGACCTATGAAAAGGTCAGCGTCGGCGTAAGGAAAGACTGATCACGAAAACACTGAATCCCCGAAGCGTTGAGACGCTGATGATCCATTCCCATACCGATATTGATGGAGGAAAAGATTATGTCGAATACCCAGAAGAACGAAACCAATGAGGTGACTGTGGCCAGCGGCTTCAGTGAACTCTCCGGCATGAACTTCCTGGCGGAAGCCATGAGCGATGAGTGCGCCGGGCTGGAATTCAGCCTGGATCGCGTGAAGATCCCCGCCGGCGGCATGACGGCCTTCGAGGTGCCCACTGGTGACGGTGAGACCTCGGAGCTTGAGAAGGAGATCGACTGCGTGATCCTTCTCTCTCACCCGGCCAACGCCTATTACCGCGATGTGTATAAGGGAGGCTCCAATCCGCCGGACTGCGGCAGCTTTGACGGTGTGACCGGCTCCAGCGGCCAACTGTGCAAGACCTGCCCCTACAATCAGTTCGGCAGCGGCGAGGGCAAGGCGAAGGCCTGCAAAAACCGCAGGATGCTCTATATCCTGCGCGAACACGAGCTTTTCCCTATGATCCTGAACCTGCCCACCGGTTCCCTGCGGCCTTTTACGAAATATGTACAGTCGCTGCTTACCATGCGCAAGCGCCCGCACCAGGTGGTGACTCGCATCAGCCTTCGCAAGGCCAATTCTTCGTCCAGCATCGAATACTCGCAGGCGGTGTTCAAATGCCTGCGCGCGCTGACGCCGGAAGAACAGACCGGCATCGATAATATGGTCGCTCAGGTTCGCGGTATCGCCGCCGGTATGACCGTCACGGCCATGACGCCTGTGAATGACACGGACAACCCCTTCGTCGATCCCGAGACCGGCGAGATCATCCAGCCCTTGAAGTAATCATCGACCGCCGGGAGATGGCCACGCTGTCCCCCGGCATACAGCCAGAGGTACGAATGGATACGAATTACAGACTGATTACCACAGTACAGGGCGTCCGGGAATATATTGGCGACGCGGTCATCGTGGCTTTTGACTTTGAGACAGCGCCGGACGATCCCTATCGCGAGGAAGAGAAAGCCGCCCTGGACCCGGCCCGCAGCCATATTGTTGGCTGCAGCTTTTCCGTCGCTGAGGGCAGCGGCGTGTATGTTCCCATCGCCCACAAGACCGGGCCCAATGTCGATGGGAAGGCCTTCTTTCGGTTTCTGGAAGAGTTTCTCTCCGATACCAAAGTTCGAAAGATCGCCCACAATATCGCTTTTGAGAGCCAGATGGCGTACCACCTGGGAATCGTGATCCGGGCACCCGTGTACGACACGATCTGCGCGGCGCAGATGACTCTGAAAAACAATTATGAGTTTCGCGGCCTTTCCGACAGCGGGCTGAAAAGGCTGGCCGCCGAACTGTGCGGAGAGCCGCTGCCAACCTTTACCGATGTGACTGCGGGCCGTCACTTTGACGAGCTTGACCCGAACGATAATGAAACCGTCCGCTACGGCGCGGCCGACTCCGATTTTGCGCTGCGGCTGTATCACGTCTTCAATGAGTGGTTTGATACATATCTTCCCAAGCATCGGTATCTGGTGGAGGAGATCGAAAGTCCGACGGCGGTGTATCTTGGTATCATGCGCCATAACGGTGTGCCTGTTGACCTTCCGCTCATGATGAGCCGCAAGCATGAGGCCGAGGCTGAAATGGCGCGTATCCGTGATGATATTCACAGCATTATCGGTGATGTGGATATCGGCGGCAACTGTTCCACTACTGAATTCAAGAACTGCCTGTATGGCGATCTGGGCCTGCCTATATTGAAGACCACCGAGACCAACCGCGAAGCGGCCGATGACATGACGATGCAGATGCTGAAAGAATGGTGTGACGAACACAGGCCGGAACTGTCACGGCTCTTCACCCTGGTACAGGAATACCGCAAGTGGGGAAAAATCATGTCCACTTATATCGTGGGCTATCTGAGATACCTCAATCCAGTAACCGGCTGCATCCATCCGGACATGTTCGCGCTTTCAACCGATACAGGACGCATGAACTGTCGAAATCACAATTGTCAAAATATGCCAAGAAAGACCAATGACCCCATCGGTGTCCGCAACTTTATCAAGGCGCCGGAAGATCATCTGATCCTTTCCCTGGATTACAGCCAAATCGAATTGCGGGTCGGAAGCTTCTACTGCCGTGATGAGGTCATGATGAACACCTATCGCACCGGTGGTGATATCCACGCGGCAACTACCAGCGTCATCTTCGGCGTGACGTATGACGAAGCGCAGGACAAACACCGGGCCAATTACAAGGAGCATCGCACCATAGCAAAAAATGTGAATTTTGGCACGTTTTACGGTCTCTTCGCCCGCGGCCTCCAGCGAACACTGAAATTCAAAGCCGGAGTGGATAAAACCCCGGAGGAATGTCAGGAAATACTGGACAACCTGAAAGCCGGGTACCCCGGCCTGACGCGCTGGCAGGAAGAAACGAAAGCGATTGCCGCAAAGCGCATGTACACAGAGACATGGCTTGGCCGCCGGCGTTACCTTCCTGGCATTCGCAGCGGCGACTGGGGGCAGAAGTCCTTCGCAGAGCGATGCTCTCTGAATACACCCATACAGGGCACGGCGGCGGATATTCTGAAAATTGGCATTACCCGAATCCTGCGCGGTCTGCCTGACCGTCCCTGGCTAAAGCCCATATTGCAGATACACGACGAGCTGACCTTCCTGATTCCCGCCGAACGGCTTGAGGACGCGGTGTCATTCATCCGCGCCTGCATGGAGCGGAAGCCTTTCCCGGAATTTGACCTTCCGCTGATCGCGGAGGCGTCAGTGGGATTGACCTTTGGAAGCATGGAAGAACTGGATTGAATTGGAGGACATTATGATTACCGTTATGACTACATTTTATCACCCTGATCTTGGCGCTGTGCGCGGGATCCTGATCAATGGAGAACCAATGCTTGTGTGCCGCGACCTCGCGGCGCTGCTGGTCGGCCTGCATGTCGAGGAGACGGAGAAGGTTATGCGCAGGCGTTATGGCGCGAAGGACATCACTGTTCCCGTCAGCGTCATCGCGGGCGGATGCGCCGATACCGAAAAGCTCCTGTTTGTCGGCGAAGAGGCTGTCTTCCGCATGATCGAATGCACACCGAACCGCGCGTGGGAGCGCTATGCCGCCTGGTTCAACGATTATGTTTTCCCTTCTCTCCGCCAGCTGAACAGCACGCTCTATGTCAGCCGGGGCGCGCATCACTTCTATGACACCTGCGCCAATCCTCTTCCGCCAAAGCTGCTCCGTCATAATACCGATGACTTCTTCTCCCTGTTTGAGTGAGGCGCGCCATGGCATACAGAAACAGTGAAGGTTACAAAGATCCCACTGCCGGAGAGACCATGGGCAACATCATGCGGGAGTACCGCGCGCAGCGCAGACAGACCTGGAGGCGACAGTACGAACTGCGCTGCCGGTCGAAGGTCTACATTGTATCCCGTTACGCCGGTGACGTGGAAACAAATGTCGCAGCCGCTGTCCGATTCTGCCAATTTGCCATCCGCAAGGGCATGATGCCCATCGCCAGCCATCTGCTGTATCCGCAGATGCTGCATGATGATATATCGGATGAGCGCGAAATGGGCATGGCTTTCGGTATGGCGCTCCTGGCGCTGTGTGACGAGGTGTGGGTTTTCAGCGATCATAGCGGCCTGTCACCCGGCATGGCGGCTGAAGAAAACGAAGCGAAACGACTGGGAAAGCCCATACGCTATTTCGATACGGAGGTGACAGCATAGTGGATATCACGGCACAGGAAGTGTTGAACAGCCTGTTCAACGCGGATGAAAAGGTCTGCCTGCGCGTATTTGAAGACCGTGATGACGGTATCTTTCCCGGCGCAAAATATACCGTCGAATGCGGCAAGTTCACCTCCATGAAAGACACGCTGCGCAACCACAACGCCATGAACCGCGGGGTATTCTTTACCGTGAATTATGGCGGGCATAACGACGCCGACATTACCCGGATCAACGCTCAGTTCGTCGAAATGGACCACGCAACCTTTGAGGAACAGCAGAAACACATAGACGCTTTTCCCCTGCCGCCCAGCATGATCATTAAGACCCGCAAATCCCTGCATACCTACTGGTTTGTCAGAAACGCCGAGGTGTCTCGCTTTCGCGCCATACAAAAGCAGCTGATCCGGCATTTTGGCGGGGATCCCATGTGCGTCAACGAATCTCGCGTCATGCGCCTGCCTGACTTTTACCACTGCAAGCGGGAACCTGTCATGGTGGAGTGCGTCCTTTTCCACCCCGAGCGCCGGTACACGCAGGATCAGATCAGCGCAACCATGCCGCCCGTGGAAGATACGCCAGTCGAGCGCAGGAAAGGCGATGAGGCCGGGCTGAACATCGTGCTGCATGAGTGCGCCTTCATTCAACATTGCAAGGAACATGCGGCTGCGCTTTCCGAGCATGACTGGTACGCCATGATCACCAATCTTGCGCCTTTCGAGGGTGGCGTAGACCTGATCCACCGTCTTTCCTCCGGCTATCCCACCTACAACGAGAATGAGACGCAGAAGAAAATCAATCATTTTCTGGACAGCGGCACTCGCCCGATGCTGTGTAAAACCATCGCGGAGAAGGGCTTCAAGTGTCCCAGGATGGAAAGCGGCGAGTGCAAATGCAGAGCCCCTGCGGCGCTGTGCTATCAGCCCATGAGCGTCGACGGTCTGCGCGCCGTGATCGCTGATCTGCCCATCACCGGGGATGACATGAAGGATCTGCGCACGGTGACGGATTTCGTGCACCAGTATCTTTATAACCAGGACGCCTCCATCGCGGAAGGGATCATCGGCTATGAACTGAAGAACCGGTTCAAGCTGAAGACCAATATCCTCCGTTCCCTTTCCGGCGAGTATCGCATGGTGAGCCGCAAACACCAGGCCGGGCTGAAAGCCAGGATGCGCAAGGTGGAAACCGCGCTGCCGCTGTGGTACGAGCCGACCGAGGCGGGAGGGCTGCGGTTCCTCCCTGGTGTGCTGGCCGACCATCTGTCAGAGGAGCAACTGGTATTCTACGCCGCTGAACAGCATTACCGCTATGAGGGCGGCGTGTACCGCGAGATGTCGGAGATGCAGGCTCAGAAGATCGCCCGCGATAAGATGATCCCCCACGAGTGCAAAATGTCACAGATCACGGATGCGGAGAAGCAGTGGCGGCTGAACATCCAGCGCAGCATCCATGAACTCAACGCCAATCCATACATCATCAACCTAAAAAACGGGCTGTGCAATGTACTGGAGAATACGCTGATCCCGCATACGACAGAGTACTACAGCACAGTGCAGCTGAACGTCAGCTATAATCCGGACGCGAAATGTCCGCGGTTTCTCCAGTACCTCGATGAGGTCATTAACGTCGATCAGATCCCGCTGATCCAGGAGATGATGGGCTATTTTCTCGTCCCCGTGACCCGTGGACAGAAATGCTTCGTCATTGTGGGCGAAGGCGGCGCGGGCAAAAGCCAACTGCTCCTGGTACTGAACGATATTCTCTTGGGCAAGGAGAATGTCAGCAACGTGTCCTGGCAGGCGCTGAACGAACGATTCAAGACGGCGGAGCTTTTCGGCAAGCTGGCGAATATCTTCGCCGACCTGCCTACGAAAAACATCGATGACAACGGCATCTTCAAGGCGCTTGTCGGCGAGGATTACCTGACCGTGGAGAAGAAGAACCGGAATCCTTTCTCCTTCCAGTCCACCGCCCGGCTACTGTTCTCCTGCAACAATATCCCCCGCAATTACGGCGACCGCTCCGAGGGCTTCTACCGCAGGCTCATTATCATCCGCTTCGATCACGCTGTGCCGGAGGAGAAAAAGGATGTTGACCTGCTGGACAAGTTCCGCGCTGAGGCCGACGGCATCTTTCTCTTTGCCCTGGAAGGGCTGATGCGCAATCATTATCGTTTCTCCGAGACGGAGGCGAACAGGGCCGAGCTCCAGCAGTACCGCGAGGACAGTGATTCGGTGCTTTCCTTCGTCAAGGATTGTTGCCTCACCGGGGATGACAGCTGTGTCTGCGGATCAACGGAGCTGTTCAACGCCTATAAGACGTATTGCGAGGAATCCGGAATGAAGCCCTATTCGCAGAAGAAGTTTGTGCAGCAGGTGCTGCTCAACTGTCCCGGCGCTGAAAAAGCCGTCGATAAAACTGGCCGCAGGAGGATCATCCGTCATGTCAAACTGGGCGAGCTCCTTGCGTAATAATTGCGTCAATGACCTGGAAGCCCTTATTTCAGGGGCTTTCCAGCGCCATCGCCGGAGCCATTTGACGCGATTGACGTCAAAAACCCTATTTCTTTATATATTACTTTTTCCACACGTAAATTCCTTCATTTTTCACTTTAATTTTCGTGAAAATGCAAATTCAGATGTCAAAGCGTCAGAAGCCTTGAAAACAGGGACTTTTTGCTTGACGGATAGCCTTCTCCGAACCCGTCAAGCGGCAGGCGGCGCTGTTGATACCGTGTGGAGAGGGTGCTCGGGAGGAGGTGAAAATATGCGTGAAGCGGACATCGTGAGAGCCATTTTGACGCATCTGCGGTCTCTGGACGGCTGCTTCTGTTGGAAAGAGCACGGTGGCCCCTACGGCACAAACGGCGTTCCCGACATCATTTGCTGCTACCACGGCCGGTTCGTCGCCTTTGAGGTCAAGACCGATACCGGAAAGGCCACAAAGCTGCAGGAGGCGGTCATTCGGAAGATCAACCGCGCCGACGGATGCGCCGTCATCGTCCGATCCGTGGAAGACGTTAAAGCCGCGCTGGCGGCCATCACTGAACGCTGAAAAATGAACCATTGAAACGCTGCGCCTTTGAACATCACATTTCGGAGGTAAAGCGATGGACCCATATCAGGCTCTTGCAAACGCCATAATCGAGCAGGCTGTGAAGGATTACCGTATGACGAATGATCCCGATGAACTGGCTGAACTGGTGAGGTTCTTTCATTCCCCTTGGTACGGCGCGCTGACGGCCCTGGATCCGGAGCTCCTCATCTCGCAACTGCGGAAGGAGAAGAAATCATATGACAGCTAAGGAGTATCTCGGACAGGCCTATCGTCTCGATCAGCGTATCACCAGCAAACTTCAGCAGATTGACAGTCTGCGCTCCCTGACTCGAAAGGTAACCGCTTCCTATGATGGCGAGGTGGTGTCGCGTACCCGCAATGTTCATTCTCTGGAGGATGCGATAATACGGCTGATGGAGGCTGAGGAAGAAATCAATCGGCAGGTCGATGAACTGATTCATCTGAAGATCGATATCGGTGAAACCATCAATAAGGTTCGTAATGAGAGCTATCGTCTGATTCTTGAGAAGCGCTACCTCTGCTTCTTGCCCTGGGATCAGATCGCATCGGAAATGCATTACAGCCGCCGTTGGGTGTTGAACAAGCATGAGCGCTCTCTTGAGGTGGTAGATAGGCTGCTTGCTGAAAAGGAGGACTTAGCGTGAGCTATCGGGAAGCGATTGAGGACGGAATTCCGATCAAAAGCAGCGCAGGACATTTCTCACAGGGGGGTTACTATCCACCCTGCCACTACTGCGGTCAGCCGGTTTACTCTTGGGCGTATCAGCGCGGGGTAAAGTACACGTGTCCCGAATGCCGGGAGACAGTCATTCGTCTGAAACGTGAGGATACGACGGAAATCGCCACAAATGATAAGCTGAAGAGATTAAATCACGCCATCAAGAGAGTTTCTGCCATAACGGACATCAAACTATACGAGAAGGCTATCGCGTTTATTCGGAATCACATAGACAGACCAGGCTGGTTTCAGAGTACGGAAGAGATAATGGTTGCCATGGAACTCATTCGATGTCATGTGAAAGCGCATCATCAGGTCAAGGTATACGAATATCGTGTTGATTTTGTTCTGGAGGATATGAAGGTTATCCTGGAAATCGATGGCCCTATCTACCACGGAAAGGACAAAGAGCGGTATCAGCAGATTCGTGATGACGCGATTCAGCGGAAATTTGGTGAAGGATGGGAAGTAATCAGAATCAAAACAGATTGCATCAACATGAACATTACAAAGCTGCTGCCCGGTATCAGAGCTGTTTTGGAAAAACGGAAAAAGAATGCACACCAGTTCACATGAGTTCACTTGTGTACGGATTTGACATCTGTTAGACTCAAGATGTGGCAAAAGGCCACAGCGACAAGCAAACCGGCCTCCGTGGGCACAGCGCTCGCGGGGGCTTTCCTTATGCCCGGAGGTGACGGTGATGCCCTACAGAAAAGTTGGTGCGCTGGAAGCCTGCTGGTACATGATCCGCTGGAAGATGAAGGAGGCGCTGCGCATGCCGAGACTGCCTGATCACCCCTGTGTCCATCCCGGCTGCCCACGGCTGGTGCCGCGAGGCAGGAAGTATTGTGACGCGCATGCCAGCTTGCATCCGGAGGATACACGGTCGGCCGGTCAGCGCGGTTACAACCGGCGATGGCAGAAGGCGTCGAAGGCTTACCTGCATCGGCATCCGCTGTGCGCTGAGTGCCAGCGGCATGGCAGGTATGTTGCCGCGACGGTCGTTGACCACATCGTCCCGCATCGTGGCGATCCGAAACTCTTCTGGGACGAGAGCAACTGGCAGCCGCTGTGCAAGGCCTGCCACGATCACAAAACCGGTACCGCGGATAGGAATCCTCTGTATCACTACTGACGCGATGACCCTCTGGGGCGGGTCAAATCTCCACGATTCTTTTTCCTGGAGACCGTCGGCCCCTGCCACGCAGAAAATTTTCAATTCAAACAGGGTATTAACCAGAAAAGAAAAAGAGGAGCCACATTTTCACGTGCCCCCTCAGTCGCCGGTTAAGCTGCAAAAACCTTCTTTGCGAGCCACACCAGACCAAGAGCACCGCCAACTCCGAGCATGGCCAGCCCGATGTCTGCAGCCAGTACCTTACGCTTTCCAAGTGCCTTATCAACGGGCGACAGGTTCTTATCCTCGTTGATCACCTTGTAATCGCCTGCGTTATCTTTGATGGCGCTGATGACACCCCGACCTGTATCCAGAGCAAGTCCGGTGAACTGGTCGCGGTATTTCTCATCTATAGTCTGACTGCCGGGCTTCCGGGAGACGTCATGGCTATCGGTAGGGACAACTGCGTTATTTACGCGGGAAGAATTCGCTTTATTGCTCATAGTGTGTTCCTTTCTGCTCAGTGAGCGCGTCGATTTTGAGGAATTGATCAAGGGAACCATAGCGGGTGCGGATGGCGCAGAGTTCTTCCACTGTGGAAATCTCCAACTCTGCCGCCCGGTACAAATCGTCTACAGTGACCGGTTTCCCATCGGAACCGGTGATCTGCTCCTTCTTTGGGATTATCTCATATGGCAGATCGTCCGGCTGATAGCATTCGAAGGCTTCTTCTACATGGTAAGCGTGCATCAGGTCGTCGATATCGATCCAAGCACGTGCGTTGAAAAGGAACAGCCTGCATGCCCGGAGCTGATCAAGGAAGTCACATGCGGAGCGCAGCAGTTTCTGGAACTGGTCTCGCCACCGCTTGTTGGTGATATCGTCCAGCGATTCGAAGCTCCGAATCACGGGAGAAGGGATAGTTCCGTATAGCTCCATCCACTTCTCCGGCCCCAGATACTTTTCCAAGAACCTGCTCGTGTTTGAGACAGTAAACCGGAAACCGTTGGAAGAGGCTTCAAGCTGGAAGTATTCGGATAACTCAGGGGTATCGAAGCCGAAGCCCTCCCCGTAGACCTCTAACCGTCCATGATCGTTTACCGCATCGAACCGCGATATGTAGTTACGGGTATCGTTGCACATGCTGTGTACGTATCTGGCTCTCCGATCAGTATACTCCTTCAGCTTGGCGATCTCGTTCAGCAGTTCCGGGTCCTCGCACGGTTTCACACCTTCATACTTTTGGTGAAAGTAACCGTTACTATACAGGCGATTCCAGTCCTCGCCGATCTGGACCTCGATGTCATACTGACCATTGTCATCTCTGGAAATGCGATACAGCGGACCGTCTTTGTCCTTTTCCCGAATGATCATCTCGCTGTGATAATCATAACGGTCGGGACGGTAGCGGTCATGCAGGGATAGGTCCGAATCATCTCCCGCTACGCAGTAAGGCAGGACTTCCACGGATACCTCTTCGTATGCTGTCGAGTCGAGTGGGATGTAAACTGCACGTTCTTCGTTCTTCCTGTCTCCCCGCAAGATGTTGAGCTGTGGAAAGCCGTGAGTCGCAAGGATGTCATCAAGATCCTTAACTGAAGCTCCATCGTGAAGCGCCTGAATGATCACCAGATCTCTTAGGTTGTTCGGGTTCAGCGGTGTCATAGGGTACAGGTTCAATGCCAGCGCAGTTTCGCTTTCGCTCAGCTGGAGCGCAAAGCAGAGTGCGATGATGAGGTCTCGCTTCCGGGTTCCCTGAGACCCGTTGATGATCTTTGTGAGCGTGCTGGCATCAATTCCGATCATATCGGCCAACGTAGAACGGTTGAAGCTCCTCGCTTCGCCTGCGTAATGCTCCTCGCGGCACTCATGGATTTTCTCATCAATGAAGGTTGAGAAGCTTTCGTACTGTGACTCTTTCTTCGCTGATGCGATCAGCTTGGAGTAGTCATAGGTGGGTTGCTGAATTTGTTTCATGGGTTAACTCCTTTCAGAGGGATTGGTGTGATCACATGCCTTATTATACTCATTCCAAAGCAAATGTAAATCAAAATTCGGGTAATAACTACCCGAATTTTATAAGAGAGGTTTTTTATGGCAAAAGACGGCACCAACAGAGGCGGACGGCGGGTCCGCGCCGGGCATAAACCGGATGATTTATCCGAGAAAATACAGAAAGGCGCCGCTGCCCAGGTCATGGATTTCTCCGGGACGGAGCTGGAGGGTATGAACGATTACGGTGCCATTGCCGATCTCCCTGGCGCGGATATTCCGCAGCCGGACAGCTATCTTTCTGCTCAGCAGCGGGATGGTGAGCCGCTTGGCGCGGACATCATCTACACCGAGACCATGAAGTGGCTGAAGGAGCGCGGCTGTGACCGACTGGTCAACCACCGCCTGGTGGAGAGCTACAGCGAGGCATTTGCCCGCTACATCCAATGCTCCGAGGCGGTCAGCAAGTTCGGCCTGCTTGGCAAGCATCCCACCACCAACGCGCCAATTGCCAGTCCCTTCGTGCAGATGGCGCTTTCCTTCCAGAAGCAGGCCAATCTGCTCTGGTATGAGATTTTTGATGTCGTAAAGCAAAACAGCACCACGGCCTATGAGGGCAGCCCTCAGGATGACGCCATGGAGAAACTATTGAGAGCGAGGAGCAAGAGAAAATGATCGAGAAAGTGAATCCTTCCCATCCCGACAAGCTGGCGGATCGCATCGCCGGCGCGCTGGTGGAGTACGCCTATTCCGTACAGGCTGATCCCCGTATCGCCGTGGAAGTCCTCATTGGGCATCGCGTCTGCCACATCATTGCGGAAACCTCCGTACATATCCCGGCCACCTTCGTACAGGATACCGTGACCCGCATCGCCGGTGAAGGCGTGGTCATGGACTACTGCGAGGTAGCGCAGGATGAGCATCTGGCTGCAAATCAGGCGGAGGGCGTCCGCTGCGGAGACAACGGCATCTTCAAGGGCGTGCCGCTGACGGAGGAGCAGAAAAAGCTCTCCGCCATCGCCCATGCCATCTATGCAAAACATCCCTGTGACGGCAAGTACATTCTGGACGGCGACCGACTGATTATCTGCCAGAGCAACGCCTCTGCCGCTGACCTCGCCACAGAGTACCCCGGCGCGGAGATCAATCCGCTGGGCGAATGGACAGGCGGCACGAATGTGGATACCGGCGCGACCAACCGTAAGCTGGGCAGCGACATGGCGGACAGCGTGACGGGCGGCGGCCTGCATGGCAAAGACCTGTCCAAGGCGGACGTGTCCGTCAATATCCACGCTTTCCTGAAAGCCCAGCGCACCGGAGAGCCTGTGGCGCTGTGCTGCGCCATTGGCGATGATGCCGTGGACGGCCTGCCCTACAGCGAGATCGTGGAAGAAGCTCGCCAGTTCATATCGGCCATCGGCGGATTTGAGCGATTCGCCGAGTGGGGACTGTTCTGAGGTAAGTATATGAGCAGAATCGCAACGAACGAAATGACTCAGGTGCCGATTGATCGCCTGATTCCCTACATTAATAACGCCCGTACCCACAGCCCGGAGCAGATCAGAAAGCTCCGGGCTTCTTTGCGGGAATTTGGCTTTGTCAATCCCGTGCTTATCGACCGCGACTATAACGTCATCGCCGGGCATGGACGCCTTGCCGCCGCGCGGGAGGAAGGCTTCACCGAAATCCCCTGCGTATATGTGGATCACCTGACCGAGGCGCAGAAGAAAGCGTACATTCTGGCCGACAACCGCATGGCCATGGACGCAGGCTGGGATGAAGACCTGCTGCGAGTAGAACTGGAATCCCTGCAGGAGATGGCCTACGACCTTTCCTTCACCGGCTTTGATGAAAAAGAGCTGGCGGCCATGATGGGCGGAACTGAAAAGGAAACACAGGATGACTATTTCGACCTGACCGCCGCGCTGGAGAAAGCGACATTTGTGGAACCCGGCGATCTGTGGACTGTGGGCCGGCACAAGCTGCTCTGCGGAGACGCCACCAAGGCGGAAGACGTGCAGAGACTCATGGGCGGCAAACGCGCCAATCTCATCGTGACGGACCCGCCGTATGGAGTCTCCTTCAAGAGCGCCAGCGGACTGACCATCCAGAACGACAGCATCAAGGATGAAGAGTTCTACAGTTTCCTGCTGCTGGCGCTGAAGAATATGGCGGACGCTCTGGAAAAGGGTGGCGCGGCGTATGTGTTCCATGCGGACACCGAAGGGTTGAACTTCCGCCGTGCATTTGTGGACGCGGGATTCCATCTTGCCGGGTGCTGCATCTGGGTGAAGGACAGCCTGGTGCTGGGCCGCAGTGATTATCAGTGGCAGCATGAGCCTGTGCTGTACGGGTTTTTGCAGAACGGAAAGCATCCCTGGTACTCTGACAGAAAGCAGACCACCATCTGGAATTTCGCCAAGCCCAAGCGCAATGAGAATCATCCGACGAGCAAGCCGCTGGATCTGATGGCCTATCCCATCGCGAACAGCAGCCAGGAGAACAGCATCGTGCTGGACACCTTCGGCGGCAGCGGCTCCACCATGATGGCCTGTGAGCAGACCAATCGCATCTGCTATATGTCCGAGCTGGATCCCAAGTATGCCTCCGTCATCCTTCGCCGCTATGTGGAGGATTTCGGCAACGCGGATCAGGTATCCGTGGAGCGTGATGGAAAGACGCTGGCCTATGCCGACCTTGTGAAAGAGGTGGAAAGCCGTGCGTGAAAACAGGCAGCTGACCCTCGGCAGCCTCTTTGACGGTTCCGGGGGGTTTCCGTTGGGCGGTACCCTTGCGGGTATCGCTCCGCTGTGGGCGTCGGAGGTGGAGCCCTTCGCCATTCGCGTCACTACTATGCGCTTTCCCGGCATGAAACATTATGGCGATGTGTCCAAGCTGGACGGCGCGAAGCTGCCGCCTGTTGACATCGTCACATTCGGCAGTCCGTGCCAGGATATGTCCATAGCAGGCCGGCGGGCGGGGCTGGATGGCTCCCGTTCCAGCCTCTTCCATGAAGCCATCCGAATCATCAGGGAAATGAGGTGCGCCACCAATGGCGAATATCCACGCTACATTGTCTGGGAGAACGTCCCCGGCGCGTTCAGCAGCAACGGCGGCGCTGACTTCCGCTCCGTCCTCGAAGAGGTCTGCCGGGTCAAGGACAGTGAAGCTTCTGTCCCTCTGCCTGACAAATGGGAATCCGCGGGACAAATCCTGGGAGAAAATTACTCCCTCGCATGGCGGGTATTTGACGCTCAGTACTGGGGAGTGCCCCAGAGAAGAAAACGCATCTACCTTGTCGCAGATTTTGCTGGTCAGCGTGCCCCGGACGTACTATTTAAGTCCGACGGCCTGTCTGGGTATTCTGCGGAGAGCATCGGCGCGTGGCAAAGAACTGCCTGCCGTGCTGAGGACGGCGCTGGAGCGGCAGGCGGCGGCCTGACCTGGTGCATCAATCCCCAGGGCTCCAGCGGCGTTTCCGTGACGGAGGATCAGACTGGCACACTGGTGGCGCAGGATCACGGGCATCATCCCGCCATCCTGCAGAGCGCCGGTTTCTGTACTGAGCACAGCGCCAAAGCTCACGGCATCGGGTATGAGGAGGAAACGTCTCCCACACTCCGCGCAGGTGTCGTTCCTGCTGCCATGATGTTTGACAATCACGCCCAGGAGGCGCGGTATGATGGGCCGCTGGACGGCAGTCCTACGGTAACAGCGCGATACAGCACAGGCGGCAACAATCAGCCGCTGGTGGTGGATGCTGATCCCGTGACGCTGAAGATCCGCTGCGGCAAAGACGGCGGTGGCAAAGGGCCTTTGGCGCAGGTGAACAAATCTGCCACCCTGGCAACAAACAACGACCAGACGCTGTTCCAGCCTGTCGACTTTGACCGCTACAATGGGAATCTGACCGGCGATATCGCGCAGACGCTCAACGCCTGCGCCGGCACCAGTGGAGACAATCAGCCCATGGTGTTCGAGCCGGAGTGCAAAGCCTACGGGGTATGCGCCAAAAGCTCTCATGCCATGCTGTCGGATAATCCGAAGGCCGGCTTCTATGAGGCGAAGACCAGCCGGACGCTGGATCAGAGCGGCGGGAACGCTGTCACCTCCAACCAGGGCGGCATTTGCGTTCTGTCTCCCGATCCCGCCTACGCCCTGCAGGGCAGCATGATCGGTCGTGAGGAGAAGAACGGCCCGCAGGGTGACGGCGTCAACGAGGATGTATCTTTCACCCTCAACACCTGTGATAAGCACGCCGTGGCGCAGCCGACCTACGCCGCGACTGTCGGCGGTTTCATGAGCGCCAGCGAGGAGAAAGCGCAGACGCTGATGGCAAGGGATTATAAAGATCCGCAGATCATCAACGCGCCGGGCGAAGAACCCATGTATATCGTGCGCAGGCTGACACCCATCGAATGCGCACGGCTCCAGGGCTTTCCCGACTGGTGGTGCGCTGACCTGGGTACGGAGAATCCCTCCGAAGAGGCAATCGCTTTCTGGGCGGAGGTGTTCGAGACACACAGGCGCATCAACAATCCGGACGGCAAGCCCAAGACCAGAAATCAGATCGTGAAGTGGCTCCGGCATCCGCACACGGATTCGGCCGAGTATAAGCTGTGGGGCAACGGCGTTTGTCTCAATAATGTATATTTCGTTCTCTCCGGCATCGCCTGGGCGGACACATTGCCCGAGTGACATTGTGCATATCGTAGAACCCGCATTTGTTCGCCGAAATGTATCAATTCAGGCGTGGACTTTTGAGCCGAAAAGAGTGATTAATGGTCATGCCGAAAGGCAAACAAAACAAGGAGGCATGAGCCATGAGGATTCATTACAACGTCACAGGAGCCGAGCGCAAGCGGCTGGTCAACGCCATCGTCGACACCATCGGAGCCAAGGCCAATTACAAGGGAATGCCCAGCGCGGCCTACGAGATCGACTACTTTACCGTCACAAAGGACGGCACGCTGGAATTCAGCGACCGCTCTGACACCGAGGAGGTGGAGATGGTGATCATGGCGCTGGAGGCGGCCGGTTTCGGCGGCATCGGTGAAACGGTCGAGGAGCCGGAGGAAGCCCAGGAAACGTCCAAAGAGGGTGGCACGAAGCCCACGGAGCGCCAGAGCAGCGACGCCGTTGAACTGACGGTCACCCTGCCGATGACGCGCCATACCGGCATGACCATTCGCAATCTCACCAACCTGATCTACACCCGCGCGGGACTACTCAACAAGGCGCTCGGCACCGCATTCCGGATGGACGAAGGTCTGGTGAAAGCGCTGCAGGATGACGCCTGCGTGCTGACCCTTGACCGCCTTTTCGAGACGGTGGAAGCCTACGAAAACAGGTACGGTAAGGCTGCGAATGGGATCATCATTGAGCCTGACAAGCTGACTTTCAGCACCCTGCCGGAAACGGATGACCCCGCAGTTCTTCGCACATTCACCACCCTCTGCGCCATGATGAACAAACAGGCGCTGACCCAGCGGCGCATCCAGGCGAAAGAGATCACCGAAGAGAACGAAAAATACGCCATGCGCGTCTGGCTCCTCCGCCTGGGCATGAACGGCCCGGAGTACAAGGAGGAGCGCAGAATCCTGATGCGCAGACTTTCCGGCCACTGCGCCTTCCGCACTGAGGAAGACAAGGCGCGCTGGACGCAGCGGCAGAACGAAAAGCGCGACGACCTGCGGGCTGCAAAGCAGGCCGATACCGCCATGGAGGTGACCAGCGATGAAGTATCCGAATAAGGAAATCATCGATGCCCTCCGCAGGGCTTATCCAGCCGGCTGCACGGTGGAACTGGTGCGGATGGATGACCCGCAGGCTCCGCCGCCCGGCACGCTCGGAAAAGTGGTGGCAGTGGATGATATCGGAACGATTCATGTGGCGTGGCGCACTGGCAGCGGCCTGGGCGTCGCCTACGGGCAGGACAGCTGCAGGAGGGTCGATCATGACTGAGAGAGTGCGTGAACAGATCCTCGCTATCCGCGATACGGGACTGACCAACATGTTTGATCTGCCCATGGTACAGCGGCTGGCGTATGACCGGGGATATTACGAGCTGGTCTGCTGGCTGGAGGAGCATCGGAAAGAATACGCGCATTTCATCCTGACGGGTGAAGTGGAAATGGAGAATGACAATGGCTGAGATCAGAGTGCTGCTGGTGGAGCCAGGTGATAAGCCCAGGCTTGTAACGGTGGAACATACGCTTGAAAACCTGCAGGCGCTGGTCGGCGGGTATATCCAGGCGGTGTATCCCTGGGATGATCCGGTCGCTGTCATCTGCGATGATGACGGCATCGCCAACGGCAAGCCGCTCAACCGCCTGCTGACGGATGAGGATGGTAATCCCTATGATGTGCTGAAAGGGACGTTCTTCATTTGCGGGCTGGGTGAAGAGGACTTCGACAGCATCAGCGATGAACTGGCGGAGAAATATGCGGAGCGCTTCAGCTGGCCGGAGATGTTCACCCGCACCGTGGACGGGCATGTGGTCTGGATCAGGCTGGAACCCGGCGTGACACCCAAAATCCTGTGCTGAAAACGTCCGGGAAAGTTATCCGTTTTGTATCAATATATCGGCCTCATGGGCGTGGACTTATCTCCGGATAGACGGTAATGTACGTACTGCCGAAGGGCACACAGACCTACGAAAAAACGAGGAGGACGCCACCATGAAGAGAGCCGAGCGCAACGAATACAATTACATCCGCAGATACGAAAAGCAGTTTGAACTGAGCTACGGAACGACCCTGACCATCAGGACGGACGGCAGCGCGGAATACAAGCACGCGCTGCACGACCTCTACACCAGCTGGGGATTCCACCCCGCCGGCCTCCGGGTCGACAGCCGGATGTACGATGACAGGGAACGCATCATTTACATCTACGGCCTGACCTATGACCTTCACGGCGAGGCGCGGCCCTGGACGGACCTTTATACCGAGGAGGAAAAAGCGCGGTACGCCGCCGCGCTGGACTGATCGGCGGTCGGAACGGATGGAGGAAAAAGGCTGGGAAACCGGCCTCTTTCCTCTGTCCGTCCCTGAAAGAGTTATCAGTTTTGTATCAATTTATCTGCCTCACAGGCGTGGACTTATTCCTCAAAAGACGGTAATGTACGTACTGCAAGGAGCGCAGAAACCCTTGCAAAACAAAGAAAAACCAGAGGGACAAGACCATGACAAACCTTGAAAAGAATGCCCGCACCTACCGCCTGCCGGAGACCAGCACCCCTGAGAACATCGCCTGCGGCTGGAGCTGTACCGCCAACTTCGGCAGCCGCTTCCTGGTGGCCGGATACTACTACAGCCACAACGAGCCCTGCTGGTACGGCGCGGTGTACGAGCACACCAGCAGCGACCTTTCCTGCGAGGGCGAGATCAGGCTGATCGCGGTGAGCGAAGAGCGGTTTGAAGACAACGGCCACGCCCTTGCCTGGGCCATGGCGCAGTGAGGAGGACAAAACGATGCTGAGCAAAGAGAACGCGGTTTTCATGGAAATGTACCGGATGGGCCATGAGTGGGAAAAGGCCCGCGAGGAGCGTAGAGCCCGCAAGCAGGAGATCATCGACACCAAGGGCTGGGACAGCGAGGAGCTGAAAGCCTGGTACGCTGAGGACGAGGCTGCGAAGTTCCCTTTCAGCCAGGGAACGAACAAAGCCTACCGCGCCTGGGCGTCCAGCGTTGGCCGCCAGGAGGACGAGATCGAGATGGACGATTTCCTCTGGGAACGCGAGGTGGCGGACTTTGTGGACATCCTGCGCAAAGCGGGATTCACCACCTTCGTCTATACCAACCAGAGCACGGCGGTGATGGAGAACCTCCACCAATTCGCCGCGCAGGGCTGCCGGATGGAGGGCCTCTGCACGATCACCCGCAGGGAGAACCGCTGGGGCGACGAGGAGCCGGTCGATGTCATGGGCGTCCGCTTCAGCCTGGGCTGAAAAGACACAATTTGTTATCAATATATCTTCCGCACAGGCGTGGACTTTATGCCGAAAAGACGGTAATGTACGTACTGCCGAAGGGCAAAGAACACAACGAAAGCGGAGGAAAACACCATGACGAACGCATACAGCCTGAGAGAGCATTTCACCCTGGGGAACTACAACACCACCATCACCCGAGCGGAATTCGAGCATAGCTTCACGAAGACGAAGGAAAACGTGACCGTCACCTTCAACGGCTGGGACGGCAAGAGCTACGATGGCGAAAGCCGCAGCGCGCGGGTGCTGCGCAGCAACATCCCCGGATACGAGGATGTCCGATTCATCAAGGTAGGCAAGAGCATCCATTACCTCATGGAAGAAACGCTGAGCATCGAAAAAGCCACCGGCGCGATATACCCCGAAGCCAGCTGGCTGGTGGATGTGGAAAGGGCATGAGGAGGCGCGACGCATGGCAAAGAAGCAAAACGGCGTCATCGGTGTGCCGGACGCAAAGGACAAGAGCAAATACACCGCCTGCCAATATGAACTCATCTGCAACAAGACCCGGAGCCGGAAATACGGTTTGAACGGCGGGAAGATCGTTCAGCTGACGATCGGGGTGAACGGAGCGGTCACTGCCAGCTATGACAGAGGCTGGATCATGCAGCCGCAGGACGAACCTTCGCAGCTTGCCCTCTGCATCCTGCTTTACAGCGAAAACTGACCATCATATTTGCCGGGAACAGCCCAGGAGGGCTGTATCTCGTACAGAAGGACCGCGAAGGTCTTATTTTTATGCCCATGGAGGTGAGACACACGAAAAAGCTGAAACGCTACAGGCCGACTCGTTTCAAGGCGAAGGACAGCCGCTACGATGAGGACGCGGCAGATTTCGCCGTGGCATTTATCGAGAATCTGTGCCACACGAAGGGCACCTGGGCGGGGAAACCGTTCCTGCTGCTGGACTGGCAGGAGCAGATTATCCGCGATCTGTTCGGCATTCTGAAGCCCAACGGATACCGGCAGTTCAATACAGCCTACGTGGAGATCCCAAAGAAGAACGGAAAGAGCGAGCTGGCGGCGGCCATCGCTCTTTTGCTTTGCTGCGGGGACGGCGAGGAACGCGCCGAGGTCTACGGCTGTGCTGCCGACCGTCAGCAGGCCAGCATTGTGTTCGAGGTGGCTGCCGACATGGTGCGGATGTGTCCCGCGCTCAGCAAGCGTGTGAAGATCCTCGCCTCCCAGAAGCGCATCATATATGCGCCGACCAACAGCTTCTATCAGGTGCTGTCGGCGGAGGCCTATTCCAAGCACGGCTTCAATATCCATGGCGTGGTTTTTGACGAGCTGCACACGCAGCCCAATCGGAAGCTCTTTGATGTCATGACAAAGGGCTCCGGCGACGCCCGTATGCAGCCGCTGTATTTTCTGATAACCACAGCCGGGACGGATCTGCTATGAGACCCATCAGAAAGCCATGGACATCCTGGAAGGTCGGAAGATCGATCCTACTTTCTATCCTGTCATCTACGGCGCTGGCGATACGGAAGACTGGACGGATCCGAAGGTGTGGAAGAAGGCCAATCCCTCCCTGGGCGAAACAATCGGCATGGATAAGGTTATTGCCGCCTGCGAATCCGCTCGGCAGAATCCCGGCGAAGAGAACAGCTTTCGCCAGCTCCGCCTGAACCAGTGGGTCAAACAGGCGGTGCGCTGGATGCCCATGGAGAAATGGGATGCCTGCGCGGCGCATATAAACGAAGACGATCTGGAAGGCCGCGTCTGTTACGGCGGGCTGGACTTGTCTTCCACTACGGACATCACGGCCTTTGTGCTGGTATTCCCGCCCACAGATGACGATGATCGCTACATCCTGCTTCCTTATTTCTGGGTACCGGAGGATACGCTGGAGCTGCGCGTCCGACGCGACCACGTACCCTATGACCTGTGGGAGCGGCAGGGAAAGCTGTTCACCACGGAAGGTAACGTGGTTCATTACGGCTATATCGAGCAGTTCATTGAGCGGCTGGGTGAACGATTCAATATCCGGGAAATCGCCTTTGACCGCTGGGGCGCGGTGCAGATGGTGCAGAACCTTGAGGGCATGGGCTTCACGGTCGTACCCTTCGGTCAGGGATTCAAGGACATGAGCCCGCCCACGAAGGAACTGATGACACTGGTTCTTGGAAAGCGCATCGCCCACGGCGGGCACCCTGTGCTGCGCTGGATGATGGATAACATTTATATACGCACGGATCCAGCCGGCAACATCAAAGCGGACAAGGAAAAGAGCACCGAGAAGATAGACGGCGCAATTGCCGCCATCATGGGACTGGACCGCGCCATACGGTGCGGCAACGACAGCCGCGAGAGTGTGTACAACGACCGCGGCATTCTGTTTTTATGACGGAGGGATGATTCATGGGAAAACTGACAGGTCTGTTCCATATCAGGGACAAGCCCCAGAACCGCACGGTTGGCAGCGGCTACGCCTTTTACATGGGTGGCAGTACATCCGGAAAGGTTGTGACGGAACGCTCCGCTATGCAGATGACGGCGGTGTATTCCTGCGTGCGGATTCTCGCGGAGGCCATCGCCGGCCTGCCGCTGCATCTGTACCGGTATCGGGATGACGGCGGCAAGGAAAAGGCTATCGATCATCCGCTGTACCTGCTGCTGCACGATGAGCCGAATCCGGAGATGAGCTCTTTCGTCTTCCGGGAAACGCTCATGACACACCTGCTCCTGTGGGGCAACGCCTACGCGCAGATCATCCGCAACGGGAAAGGTGAAGTAGTGGCCCTGTATCCCCTGATGCCCAACAAAATGTCGGTGGATCGGGATTCGGACGGGCATCTGTACTACACCTATCAGCGGAGCAATGAAGAAGCGCTGATAGCCGAAGGCACGAAGGTCGTCCTGTCTCCGAAGGATGTGTTGCACATCCCCGGCCTGGGCTTCGACGGGCTTGTGGGCTACAGCCCCATCGCCATGGCCAAGAACGCCATCGGCCTTGCCATCGCCACGGAAGAATATGGCTCCAAGTTCTTCGCCAACGGCGCAACACCCAGCGGCATCCTGGAATATCCGGGTACGGTAAAGGATCCGGAGAAAGTCAGGGACAGCTGGACAAGGGGCTTTTCCGGCAGCGGCAATGCCCACAAGGTGGCTGTGCTGGAGGAGGGCATGAAGTACACGCCCATCTCCATCTCACCTGAACAGGCGCAGTTCCTGGAAACCAGAAAGTTTCAGATTAACGAAATAGCCCGCATTTTCCGGGTTCCTCCCCATATGGTGGGTGACCTGGACAAATCGAGCTTTTCCAATATAGAGCAGCAGTCTCTGGAATTCGTGAAATACACCCTTGACCCCTGGGTGGTGCGCTGGGAGCAGTCCATACAGCGCACGCTCCTGCAGGATGAGGAGAAGCCACGGTATTTCGTGAAGTTCAATCTGGAAGGACTGCTGCGCGGCGATTATCAGAGCCGCATGAACGGTTACGCCACGGCGAGGCAGAACGGGTGGATGTCGGCCAATGACATCCGGGAACTGGAAAACCTCGACCGTATTCCGCCCGAGAGCGGAGGCGACCTGTATCTCATCAACGGCAACATGCTCCCGCTCGACAGGGCGGGTGCTTTTGCGAATACGACGGAAAAGGAGGAAACCGATTCTGATGAAAGCACAGAAGAAGTTCTGGCAGTGGAAGAATCAGGCGGACGGCGAAGAGGCCGCTGAGCGGGTGCTGGAACTGTACGGCACCATAGCGGAGGAAAGCTGGTTTGACGATGATGTCACCCCGGCTATGTTCCGGGATGAGCTGTTTTCCGACACGGGAGATGTGGTCATCTGGCTGAATTCGCCCGGCGGCGATTGTGTGGCCGCAAGCCAGATATACGCCATGCTCATGGATTATCCCGGCAATGTGACGGTCAAGATCGACGGCATCGCGGCATCAGCCGCCAGCGTGATCGCCATGGCAGGCACCACCGTGCTGATGGCGCCGACGGCCATGATGATGATCCATAATCCGGCCACGATCGCTATGGGCGACCATGAGGATATGCGCAAGGCCATCGAGATGCTGGACGAGGTGAAGGAAAGCATTATCAACGCCTATGAGATCCGGACCGGCCTCTCTCGGACCAGAATCTCCCACATGATGGACGCTACCACCTGGATGAACGCCAACAAGGCCATCGAGCTGGGCTTTGTGGACGATATTCTGAAGGATGAAAAGCTGAACGCGGATGTTCCCGCCTACGATTTTTCCAACAGTATGGTGGAGAGGACGCTCATCAACAAACTGACGGCAAAGGCCGCGCCGGTCAAACCGGACAGCCCGGAGGAAACGACACCGCTGGAAAAGCCGAAGCCGGAAGAAACCACTATTCCCCAGGGACGGCTCGTTGACGATCTCAAAGCCCGTCTCATGACCATCAAAAACTATATGTGACAGGAGGAAATGTCTATGACCATCGTTGAAATGCGCGAAAAGCGCGCCAAGCTCTGGGCCACCATGGAAGGTTTCCTGGACACCCATCGCAACGAGAAGGGTGTGCTGTCCGCCGAGGATGACGCCACCTATGCCGCCATGGAGAAGGATCTGGATGACCTGACCAACGAGATCCACCGCATGGAGCGGCGTGACGCCCGTGAGGCGGAGTTGTCCCGTCCTGTAAACCGTCCCCTGACTGAAAAGCCCGAGAAGAGCGCCGAGCCCGAAAAGACCGGCCGCGCTTCCAATGCTTACCGTGAGGATTTCGGCAGGCACCTGCGGGGCAAGATGCCCATCCACAATGTGCTGTCCGAGAGCACCGACGCGGACGGCGGCTATCTGGTGCCCACCGAGTTTGAGCATCAGATCGTCACCGAACTGGAGGAGTCCAATATCATCCGCTCTATCGCCAGGGTGATCACCACCCACCATGACCGGAAGATCCCTATTGCTGTGGGCCATTCTGTAGCTACCTAGACCGCTGAGAACGCGGCCTACACCGAGAGCAATCCCACCTTCGGCCAGAAGCAGATCGACGCCTTCAAGCTGACGGACTTGCTGCGTGTCAGCGTGGAGCTGCTGCAGGATGCCGAGTTCGATCTGGAGAGCTATATCAGCGCAGAGATCGCCCGCGCCTTCGGTGTGGCGGAGGAGCAGGCTTTCTGCGTGGGTACCGGCGCGAATCAGCCCACCGGCATCTTCACCGCCAACGGCGGCGCTGTGGGGGGGACTGCCGCCGCCGCCAGG